AACAAACTTTAGCTTTCTCATTACAGGACTGTCAGCATCATTAGTTGCCAATGGTGTATTGAGCATTGGATATCTTTCAGCTATTTGTCCAAAGATATTATTTTGATCGCCTGTTTCGTTTTGATCTAATAAAGAGTATGTACCTCCAATTAGAGCACCTCTTTTTAATTCTCTAGCTAATAGTGATCCTGTTAGTTTTTTTGCACCTAGAACTTTACCACCAACTCCAAGAGTTAAACCAGCAGTAGTTCCAACTTCAGCAATTGATTCAACAACATCACCCCACCATGTTTTAGTGACAATAGGGTCTCCGTCGCCATACATAAAGTCATCCCATTCAGGTTGATAACCTTCTTCAGTTGCTTCTTCTTCTGCCATTTCGCCATTGAAATAATCAATGACTCTTTCAGGAGCTGTAATTATATTTCCTAAACCTTTTCTAAATCCAGATCCAGCACCAATTAATGTATCGGCTGCGTAGTCTCCTATTGTATGACCTTCTGGTTTAGCTACTTCTTCTGCTACTACTTCTTTGCTTTCTTCAATTTCATTGTTGATAGCTTTTTGTTCATCCGCAGCTTGTATGTTTGCAACTGCCGCAGCAGTCTCCTCTTCGGACATTCCCATTCCAGAGATACCTATCTCTATCGTGGGATTAAATTCTTCGTTCATTTTACCTCGGTAAATATTAGCTTTAAAGAAAGCCAATAAACCGTAGTTACTGGTCTTGTCTTACTAAAGCTTTTTTATTAAAAATGGATGTTTTAACGTTTTGGTCTTGATCTTGTGTTTCGTGTATTACTCTTGCTCTTGTTATACGTGAGCGAGTAGGAAACTTATAAATATAATTTAAAACTGTACTGTTATATTTTTGTTCTTTTGTAAGTTCAGGAGTCTCTCCTTCCATTAACTGTCCTACTTGTGCGTTAGCTAAATCTATAGGATTGATACCCATTCTTAAAGCTACGTCTTTGTAGTAGTCTGGTATGTCTTTTGACTGTTTTAATGGCGTCTGATACCAAGCTAATAGCTCAGCTTTACTTTTACTGTCAGCACTGATTGGTTTACTTTTCCATTTACCGCCAGCAGATTGAGTCATACTAAGTTGTATCTGTTTACTATATGAGTTATCTGACGGTGTAAGGTCAGCATCCATCATTCTAGTAAGCGTCATTGAGTCACCTAGTACTTCTTCAACAGCTCTCCTACCAGCTTTCATAGCTTCAGCAGGCGTACTAACTACTTGTCCATTTTGCATTAACTCAGCCTTGTAAGCTTTATTAAATACTTCTTCTAAATTTCCATATAAATTTAACCACTCTATTGAAGCAGTTTCAGTTGTACCGAAGGTATCTCCAGTTCCTCTATCTGTATAAGACTTTAAATATTTAGCAGCAGTTTCATACTGTTCAGTTCCGGGAAGCATTGTTCCAGTAGAAAGTATCTTATCCTTATGTTTATTAAACATATCTGTACTTACATTAGCCATCTCAAAATCATACACACCATCTTGATAACGCATAGATTTTTCAATCATATCTTCAGCTTGCCAATCTTCCATATGACCAGCTAGTGCATCAGATAATTCTGTAGGAACATAACCATCATATTTGTTTTTATAGATTGCCATCATTTGCACTTTCTGCTCGTTAGTCCAATTATCTCTGGACTTAATAACTTGCAAGTCAGCTTCTATATTATTGGTTCTTGTTTCTTCTATTGCTTCATTACCAAGTTTAGCCGCAGCAACTAATTCACTATCTAATCCTGCCCACTCTTTCCAAGACGCCATTGTCTTGGTAGAACCATCTCTAGCTGTGATTTCATGGTTAACAATAGCAATAGCATCTGGGTAGCTTATGGCATTTTGCTCAACTAAACTTACTAAGTTATCTGCAAAAGCTCTTCTACCAGCACCGAGTGTTGTTCTATTTCTTGCTGCATATCTAGCTGCCCAGTTATGTGCAAGTTGATGACCATCATCTGGATTAGCAACTGCAAAACCTGTAGAAATCATTTTACTGTCAGAAGCTGCTATATCTGCTTGATAATTCTTTTCTCTTTCTGCTGCTTGTTTTCTTCTTCTAGCTTCATCAAACTTGTCTATTTCAGGTTTGACAACAGTAGCAACTAAAGCATCATTTAATCCTGCAAATTGTTTTGCATATTCAAACTTTATTTTTTGATCTAAAGCTGCTTGTTCTGAAGGAGATAAATTATCTTTGTGTCCAAGAGAGACTTGTTTACCATCTCTCATAAGATCTATCTTTGTTGTTTCATAAGCTTGGTAAACATATTGGTCGTAGCCTTTAGCTTTTTCAATAGCATACTGTTCTGCAACCATATACTTTTCCCAACCAGCCATCTTACGAAATTCTGTGGCAGTGATGTAGTCGCCAGTATCAGCTTCGTATTTAGATGCGAACTCTTGTGTAGCTATCTCATCTTCAAATAGCTTGTCTCTTTCTCCTCTAAATTCTGCTTCTAATTCTGGACTTACACCTCTTGTTAAAATGTCTAGTTTTATTTCTGCTTCTCTATCTTGTCTATATTTATCTTGTCTCTTTTGTACAACGTCACCAATTGTAGAAGAAAGTTGTGATAATCCTTCCCACATATTTGCTTCGTTTCTTAGCTTTTCTTCACCTCGTTGTTTGAGTTGTTGAAAATACCTTTCTTCGTTTTCTTGTATTTCTCGGTCAGATTTTTCTTGCTCTGGAATAATATCAACTATTGATTCTGGAGTAACTTGCTGACCTGTTATTTGATAATTAGGAATCATAACTAATATTGAGTTTTAAAGCTCCCTCCCATACTTGAATAATCTGTATTACCAGACATACCACCAATACCTTGACCTACAGCATTAGCCATTCCAACCATAAATGTTAAACCTACGTTCTCCATTTGTGGAGGTGGTGGTGCAAAGTCTTGTATTGGATTAAGAGCAACTTTTCCAAATGATTTATTTAGTTGTGCTTTTAGTTGTCTGTTAACATCAGCATTACTCTCTTTAGCTTGATAGCCAGCCATAGCTAGACCTCTTGATCTCATTCTTTGGCTAATACCAAAGTTGCCTTTGTTCATAACTAATGCTCTAGCTACACTTGCACCTCTAACACCACGCTCTGCTGCTTGGGCTTCAAGCATTCCTTCGTTCTGTAGCATCTTTTTGAAATCTTCTTGATTTTCTAAAATTGCTAAAGACTTAGCATTATTAAGTTGTTGTTGTGTTCTTGTGTAAGCTCGTTGAGCTGCAATATTTGCTAGATCAACTTCTTGTTCAAACTGTACTTTTTTACTTGCATAGGTTGTACGTTTTTGCATCCACTTACGTTCTCTAACTCTAAGTTGATGCGCGTACATCTTACGCTTATGTTTATTGTTCGCGGACGCTTGAGCTGCTCCGCCTATTGCGGACGCTGCTGGTCCTATCGCTGCTGGACTGCACACGGCAAAATTCTATAAAGGATAAATTGTTTGGTCCATAGGGAAATCTCCTAAGAAATTTAAAACCTAAAAACCTAAGTAACTTGATATGGACTTTGTTTCTTTCGTCTACAAAGTTCCACAGTAACTTGTCTTGTCTTGAGTTCACATACCTTTTTGCTTCTCTAGCAAAGGTATGAGGATAGTCGTAGATAGCTGGGGTGCAAAGCATCCAAATTTGTCCGCCTTTGTAAACACCTGCCATACCTGCTATCTCACCATTTGGCACATTAAAATAAACTGAGTCTGAGTTATGAGAACCTACAACCAGTGCATTTAAAGGGTCATGTCCATGACCTTCTGTGACCTCCCTATAATCGTCGGGTAATAAATTAGAAGCCACTCGAAGAGCAGCTTCCGTTGTTGATGGGTGAATGTATTTAGACACGTGTATAAAAATTATTGTTATAAACTCCTTCCCATGTCATATATAAAATATTGGCTGGAGCTGGGTGTGTTGATTTAACTGATAAAGCTACGTTTGTATTTCTATCGTAAATAGGAACTGAACGTAGATTATTATCTTCAAGAATTGAAGCTGTATTAGCTAGATATTGGTTAGCATTAGAAACTTCAAACAATTCGGTATATGTATCTTTTCCTATTCTATTTAATGTTGTTTCGTAAATACCTACAGGACCAAATGCAAACTTAACTCTATGCAAAACTGTGTTAGCTCTACTATCAGCTTTGTATGATTCTCCTTCTAATCTAGTTACATAGATAGTTGGTAAATCTATTTGCATAGTAAATTGATAACCAATCAAAAATGTTTCACCTGACCAATCACCATCAAGTTCCATATTAGAACCATTAATTGTGATCGCTCCATATCTACCAAGGTTTTCTATACCTGAAGAATTATTAGAATTATCGTAGGCAACTAATTGATTAGTACTTTCTAAACCTGTTGGTTTTGCTTTTGTAGATTTACCTGTGGTTGCACTATATGTCCATCCACTTGTAGTCATCAGGTGATCTAAATGAACTCTGTTCTCTGCTAGTGCAAAAGTGTTAGCGTCCATTTTTATTCCATATTTTAATAGTTGATGTTTACCGTTATTATCTACAACCACATATAAGTTATCGTCTTGCATGCAGTGGTATTGAATAGTACCTGTAAGAGTCCATTTGAACCATGATGCTAATTTTCTTTCTCTAATATTGTCGAAGTATCTGTAACCATATAAAGTGGACGTTCCTTCTTCACTAAAGAAAACAACTGAGTTTTCTCTAGAGTTAGATATAAGTTTTAAATCTTTTTCAAATAACCTAGAAACTACTGCACTTTGTTCTATTATTTCTGGTTCACCTTCTCTCTGTATTTGTGCCATCTCAAAAAATCTTGAGAACTTACCAGCATTATCTAGGAAACCGATAGTTGTGCCAAGAGAGACAGGGTTAGTAGCAGAGTTAAAGTTGTAAGTAGAAAGAGCATTTATCTTAGCTGTAGTTGGGCTGAACACGTCACTATCTGTAGTGAGCATGAATTGTTGGTTTGCAGAGAATAGAACCAAACCAGTATTAGTTTGTATTCCATCATGGAGTATTGCTGGATATTCAGAACTTGCTGCAATATCAATTGGGTCACTAGGTATAAGTTGTATAGCTGATTTAGCAAAGAAATTTGTGAAGTCTCCGGGACGAGACATGACTATATTTTCATCAGCTAATATTGCAAATCTGTTCCTAAAGAACAGCATCTTATTTATTTCTTTACCAATAAATGATGGTTCTGGATTAGTTACATCATCACCTACTAAAGCGTCATCCCATTGGGGAGCTGAGGCAGTTACAGGACCATCATTTGTAGTAACTGTGTATGATGTTCCGTCTAATTCAGTTAATCTGAAATTACCATCAGCAGTTCTTATTAGAACTATTGGCATAGTATCTCTTTTTAACCTGTTTGTTCTTCCCGGTTTAGCACACTCTTCCCATGTACCTTCACCATCCATGAACGTGCCATCAGCTTTTTCTTTACCAAAGAATTTAACAAAATGGTTATCTTCATCAGCAACACTATTAACAACTTCTACTACCATTCCATGTTTACATTGTGATGGTAGATCTCCTACATCATTTACTTTTCCTGCTACTACATTAAGTAGTTCTCCAACAGGAGTAGAAGCGTTAAATATAGTACCTCTTTTTATATGAATACCAGTACCAATAATTGTTACTTGAGAAGATGTAAAATTACCTGTAGCAAGTATCTCTGATCTTAAATCTCCGAGAATACTTTCAGCAGTAATTGTTGTTTGTACGTCAAATGGTGTTGGGTTTGGTCTGACTAAAGCTAAGTTAGCTTGAGCGTTAGATGTACTTATAGCCTCTACAGTTACTTTATAGTAAGCATCTTTCATCCAGACGTAGAAGAAGTCACCTAGTAGCCAACCATCTCCACCATGTAATAAATCAAAAGTAGTTGTATATCTAGCTTGATATGTAACATTAGAACCTGAACCGAATGGAACTGATTGACCTGTTGTAGCTAATCTAAAATATAGATTTTTTCTACCAGTTTGATTTATCTCTGAAGAGTTTACGTTACCTGAAGTTGTCTGTGAAGTACTAGAAGTGTAAGTGAATGTAGTACTACTTGGAACACTTGCAATACTCTTAAACTCATCACTACCGTTACCCGTAAGAATATCAAAATACATTTGCGTACCAGCAGATAATCCATGTGCCGATGATGTCGTTACAGTTACAGTATTACCACTTTGGGAGTATGTTCCTCCAAAGGCTTTTTTATGGATGCTTACGTTATAAGCATAGTTAACATCTGTAGCATCTCCATTTTGTTTTTCTCCACCAGTAGCAGCAGAGTCAACTAATTCAATACCACTATCAACATTAAATATACGAGTACCTACGTTAGGTGCAAAAGAATCTCTACCATCTCCAGCAGGCTCACCACATCTATATTGATTAGCACCTCTATCAGCATGATCCAACATGTGGAATGTGCTGTCACAGTAACTATTACTAGAAGCAACCATATCTATACTGATTCGTGTAGCTGTAGTTGTTTCTGTTGTAGTAGTACTATCAAATAAATTTAATGAATACTGTTTTGCATAAGCTATTTTTTTTAATTCAATAAAAACTTCTTTACCAAAATCATTAAGGGGTTCTGTTTGAGAATCCATTGCTGTGGTAACAGTTCGGTTATTGATATAGGTGTAGTCGTTAAGAGTTAAGGTTTGAATATCTTCGTCACCTGTATGTACTAGGTAATTAAAATGAGGATTAACTACATTTTTTTCAGCACCTGTAAGACAGTCCCACATGCGGAGAGTACCATTTCTAAGTACTTGTCCTATGTATTGTTCAGTTTCATCTCTGTAGTAATGAAACCATTTTCCATTAGCTGAAGAGTTTTTAGTTCCATCAGATAAAGAAGCCACAAACTTTCCTGCTGGTCTCTTTAATAATCCTTGAGTAACATCAGGCATAGCATTAACCATGTTCTTAACCTGACCGGGAACTTTATATTCATCAGGTTGTTGTGATATGCCCTGAGTTAAATTTGGAATAGTTTGTGTAACGTTTGCCATTAAGCGTTCCTCTTTTTTTTCTTCTTTTTCTTTAAAGCCTTTTCGATTTTTAAGATCTGATTCTTTTTATCCTTATATCTCTCGGGATCAAGGTTATAAATATAATCAGGAAATCTAGTGGTTTTGATTTTTAGTATGTTGTTTGCAGCCATTATCTGATAAGTGCTTTGTAAGGTTGATAAGATCTGTAATTACTTTCACTTGGTAATCCAAAGAAGGAATGATCTCCTTGTTCACAGTCGTATTCATGTGCAGTCGCTAAAGTTTTTGCTTCTTCTAATTGAAGGAGTTGTACTAATTCTTGATTAGAAACAACTTGAGTAGCTGCTCTAACTGATGCTCTAGCAATTATGTAGCGTTGAATTGCTGAAGGTATATCTTCAAAGTTACGTAAGTAAGTAATATCAAAATAAAAGTCTTGAGTAAATACATCAGTATGGTGTACGTTGTCGTATAGTTTTCCATTCTTTTTAACAACGTCTCTATTCCTGTCATACAAACCACCATGGACATCAAATCTTAAGTAGTCATTAGGAATTAAAAAATTACCATTAGCATCTGGGGATATTTTTACGTTGTCTTCTTTATTGAAATGCCATCCTTCATTCTGTACATCTTTAGTTACTTCCATTAATAGATTATGTATTAAAGCTATCTCTGGATTAGCTAAATTTTCAAGGTTTGTAGATGTGATTGGTGATTGACCAATGCTACCCAAGATAGAGTTCACTGCGGATAGTTCGGTATCGGTGTTTAATTGAGTAGTCATAAAAAAAAAAGGGAGCCGAAGCTCCCGTATAAAAAATAAAAATTAACCGTTCTCTGGGTATGTTGTACCGAACGCTGTTGGTGCTGTAGCTCCAACGTATAGTTCAACGGCTGCTGCTGGGTTAAGGAAATCTGCCCCCATAGCTAGACGACCTAAAATTACATCGCCTTGGTATACAACAGACACATCCCCTGAAGTTGTTTGAACTTGAGGACCTATGGCTTCTACAACCCCTGCTGCCTCCTTCTGGAAAATTAATCCGCAGGATTTAGCAAAGTCTGTGCTGTTACCGTAGTTGTTGTTTAGTCCTGTTACAGACTTTCTTCCGTCAGCCATTGCTGTGCCAACGAAGTCTCCTAAGTTTGAAGGAGATGTCTCACCTGTAGTTCCGCCGTAAGCTACACCATGCTTAGAAAGGAATGGGATGTTCATTGACTTGTAGATCTTAATGCCTGCAATTTCAATGATTCCATTACCTGACTGTAATGCTGTACCTTGTACGTCTCTGTTGATAAGACCATTTGTGCCGATGTCTTGTATCAAGGAATAATATTGCCTTGGGTTCAACACCGCGCATCTACCTTGAGAGCTGACTCCTTTTTCATCTAGCGCGGCGGCGGCATCATAAAATGCGTTTACGAGATTGCCTGCTGTGTAAGCATCAGAATCATTAGTTGTTGTACCAACTCTGATCTGTGTTCCACCGGGTTCTTTGAAGTTAGTCTTTGATACAGGAGATGCTTGTCTAGCACCTTTAGTTATAGCTCTGAAGATGAGTCTGTCATACTTCTCAGCTAATGCGTATCCAATCTTCTTGGAAATTTCTCCCCTCAATTCAAAATGTGCAAGGGTCTCGTCTAGTTCATAAACGAATGCACTTGAAATAAGTAGGTCGTCGCATGTAATAGTTTTTTCTGCGACTGGAGGTGCGCCGTCACTGTTACCTAAAATGCTATTTCCGGGCGTATGGAACTCAGCAGTTGTTCTACCTGTGTAGATGAACTGAAGACTCTTTCCATTTTTCAATGTTCTCTTCATAACCATGTCACGAGCTATTGACTCATGCTGGAATCCTTTGAACATTTCTCCGGCAAACAATTTAAGTAGCAAGGCACGAGAGTCTGTACCACTATTCAGCGCACCCGGACGGGTTAAGCTTGTGGTAAGATCTGAACTCTGATGAGCCATGATTTTTTCTTAAAATGTAAGGGTATATTGCTTGTCTCTTCACGTGAAAAGTTGTGAGTCTTAATTGGACTCATTGATATTTGTGGTCTTTTCCCACCGTCGACGGCATAAAGGTATCCTCCTCGGAGGGCTTTAGCCAAATTGAGTAGGGAGGAATTGAACCTCCCCTAGATCGCCTAACCGATTACTCTTGTGTAAGCAACGCCACGATATACGAAAGTAACTTTCATTGCTATCTCCATATACCTAAGCCCCGTTCCATGCTTAGGAGTCATGCGTCCCTGAAGGGATGAACGGACGTGGTTGCCAGTGTCTAGTGACACCTGAAATGATAAAGATATTAGTTATCAGACTTATCGTCGTTAGTAAGTTCTTTATCAGTTTCTTTCTTTTTTTCTTCTTCTTTATTACAAAAGCCATAGCTGGTGATGCTTGCTCTCATCTTATTTGTTTGATGACTCATCCTATTGCGGGTGCTGTAAGTGCGACCTTGGTTGTCTCAGCAGATGCTAAGTCAAGTGGGAAGTTGTGAGCGTTACGCTCGTGCATTACTTCAAATCCAAGGTTAGCTCTGTTTAATACGTCAGCCCATGTAGGGATAACTTTTCCATTAACATCAACTACTGATTGGTTAAAGTTAAAACCGTTAAGGTTGAAAGCCATAGTGCAGATTCCCATGGAGGTAAGCCATATGCCAACCACTGGGAAAGTACCAAGAAAGAAATGTAGAGCACGAGAATTATTGAAAGAAGCATATTGAAATATTAATCTCCCAAAGTACCCGTGTGCAGCGACAATATTATATGTCTCTTCATCTTGCCCAAACTTGTAGCCATAGTTCTGCGATACGTTCTCTGTCGTCTCTTTAATAAGTGAGGAAGTAACCAGACTTCCGTGCATTGCAGCGAAAAGAGCTCCACCGAATACCCCAGCCACACCAGCCATATGGAATGGGTGCATGAGGATATTATGCTCGGCTTGGAAGACGAACATAAAGTTAAAAGTACCAGAGATACCAAGAGGCATACCATCACTGAAACTCCCCTGCCCAAAAGGGTAGACAAGAAACACTGCTAGTGCTGCTGATACTGGAGCTGTGTATGCTACAAAGATCCAAGGTCTCATGCCAAGACGGTATGAGAGTTCCCATTGTCTTCCTGCATATGCAAGTACTCCTATTAAGAAGTGGAAGATAATGAGCTGATAAGGTCCGCCGTTATATAACCATTCGTCTAATGTTCCGGCTTCCCAAATCGGGTAAAAGTGCAATCCAATTGCGTTCGAGGAGGGGACGACTGCTCCTGAAATAATATTGTTTCCGTATATTAACGAGCCGGAAACTGGCTCACGTATGCCATCTATATCAACAGGCGGTGCTGCGATAAAGGCGAGTATAAAACATGTAGTTGCTGCAAGTAAGCAAGGGATCATAAGTACACCGAACCAGCCTACGTATAGACGGTTCTCGGTACTTGTAACCCACTCACAAAATCTTTGCCAATTACTTGTGCCTTCTCTTTGTAGTGAGATTGCTGCCATTAAAATATTCCGGGTATGATTTGTCCAGTTGTTACGTAGGCTCCTAGAGCTGCTACGAAGCCAAGCATAGCTGCCCAGCCATTAAATCTTTCTGCTTCGGGTGTCATAATTGGGTTGTGTGAATGATTGCCATCGCAATCTGCGTTGTGTGACATAACTCTTATTGGTGGTTCGTAAGCGTATTCGTTGTCGAATAATGTATCAAGATCTTTTGTTTTCATAACATTCCAGCATCCTTCATTGCTTGCTCGAGTGCTGTAAGTCTTTTCTTTTTAGTTTTATTCTTCATGGTGTCGTTTTTCATTGTGTCCCATAAAGAATTTTTCTTTTTGATCTTAAGCTTATTCTTTTTTTCTTTATCAGCCATTAGAAATTAAGGTCTGATTGTTCTAATTTCGCTATGATGTCAGCTCTGTAAGCTGAATCAGTTTCATAACGAGGGTCTCCCATAGCTGCTACAAGCTCTGCCTGAGATCTAAATGTTTCTCCAGCAGAGGAGGGAGCTTTACCTTGTAGCATGCGTCCTTCGTAGCCATTGGCTTCGTTGTACGCAGATTGTAATCCTTGGAAAGCAATGTTAATAGCTGCTGGATTACCAGAGTCAACTACTGAATCAAAAGCATCAATCTGTCTGTCTCCAAGATTGCTGGCAGCCCATTCAACTACTGTGTTGTAGTTAGATTCACCGCCTGCTGCATTCATAACGCTGTTAACTTGTGCGTCAGACATCTCATAACTTTGTGCTGCTTGATTGATTTGACCATTCGCTGTCATTTCCATGTATGCGTTAACCAAATCTTGGCTACTCATTTCAGAAAATCTTTCTATTGTTTCCTCACTCAAAGCACCATCGTTTGCATAGTACTCATCCGATGCGTCATTAATTAAACTGATCGCAGGAGCATAATCAGATACTTCCTCATCGCTTTCTTCTTCCTCTCTATATCCTTCGCCTTCTTCTTCTCCTGTTTCTTCGTCCGTTTGTCCAAGTTTCTTTTGTAATGATAGGTATGCTTGTTCTAAATCTTCAGCATTTTTATATTTTCCAGCTAGTAATCCTTCTTGTTCTGCTACTAACTTTTCTCCTACCTCTAGAGAGTCCTGTTCTTCTGCTGTAAGGACCTCTGTTTCAGGAGTATTATCATATGATAAAGTCTCTGCCATTATTCAGGTTGTGGTGGTTGTTGTTCTTCTCCTTGAGGCATCATGCCTTGCAAGTTTTCTGAGTCGGCTAACTTAGAGTTAGCAAACTGACCAGCTTGTTGTAGAAGTACTGCTTGTTGTTGCTTCTGTTCCATCTCTTCCTTCTCACCTTGTAGTTGTTCAGGTGTCTTAACTAGATTCAATACATCTATACCTTGAGCCGCAGCTAATCTTTTAATTGCTTCTAAAGGATTTATAAATTGCATTGCAGCTTCTGGTCCTACGGTCTGTGCAATTGTTTGCATAAACATAGTTAAAGCTTCTCTGTCTTGACCTCTTCCTAAAGCATTTACACCAGCCACTATGGTTGGTCTAACAATATCTTTAGGTAACTTAGGTAATTCATTACTTCTTTGTAGAACTAATAATGTTCTATCTAGATATGGGATGAGGAAAGATACAGTTAACAAACTGAAAATTCCGCCAAGCTGTTGTTCAAGTTCTAATTGTGTAAGTCTTACTTCCTCTGCTGTTACTCGCTCTGCATTCCTTATGTTCATAACTAAGAAAGCTTCAAGTAATCTTCTTTCTATAGTTTGTGACATGTTAGCTGCTGTTGAAAAATCAGCAGATTTTTGGACTTGAACTACTTGTACATCTTCTGCGCGTCCTTGCACAATGGCTCCATTTCCAGCCTTTGCGATGGTCGCTGGTTTAGTTGTACTGGAGGGTGACACCAGAAAAATTACTTTACTGGAAGCCGCAGCTCCTTCAACTAACGATTGCGATAATCCTTCAAGAGATTTGAGATCACCAAGGAACTCTTCTACTCTGCCACGTCCGTACTGTTCTCCATCTACCGAATTAAAGGTCAGAACGAGCCAAGGGCTTGCACTTTTAGGAGCTGTACTTCTTGTGTTTGGGATTATCTTATCTAATACTTCTTGATGCCATACCCATCTGCCGTTCTCTAGTTTCACATACGTATAAACTTCGACATCATCAGTATGACTACCATTGGTTTCGTCAATACCTGTATTAGTTTCTGGCTTTGGTATGTCATACCCAAGCACATCACGACTAATCAATTCCTTTGTAACTATTTCTAGGACGTTACCATTTCCATCTCTATTGACGACATACCTATTAAGAGGATAGTTTTTAATACCATCCTTGCCCATAAATAACAATGCGTTTCCACCAACAATTAAATGTTTAAGTGCTTGATGAATAGTAACTCTGTCATTTGATGCAGCAATATAATCCATGACCATTCTTTCCATTTTAGATAAAGAAAGATCTAGTTCTCCTCTTGCTTCTGGTGGTAGCTCTTCACCTAACTTATCTTCACGTACTTGTAGCTTAAAGAAGGTAGCTTGTGGAGGTAGTATTGCAAGCATAAGTTTTGCTGCAAGTCCTACCACACACTTACTACCTACGGACTGCCACGGAATACTTAAAGTTTCATGCGTTGGTCTTGAAGATGTGTCGTCTTGAATTAAATAAGGTAACGTGAGTTTTGCACAATCAACGGCTTTGTCTAGGAATTGTCGTCGATCTGTTACCAGTTGATTGTATCTCTCACGGGCTAACATTAGTTAAGCCCCCCGGTTCCAGTTTGCCCGGATGTACCTGTATTTACTTTAGGATTTAATTTAATCCTTAGTGATCCTGTACCTTTTGAGTACTGGTTTTTATTCTTATTACCACGATCATCCTTAGCTCTCTTTACCTGTGGATTCACGTCCTTCATTATTGGATCAGGAGGTGGCGCGGTTGGCGCAGGAGGTAAAGGTGGTGGTGGAGCTGGAGGTAAAGGTGGTGGTGTTGGGGGTGCTCCCCCTCCGCCTATACACATTAAATTTCGTCCTCTTCTATTGATTTAATAAAGTCAATTACGCTGGCTTGTCCAGCTCTATACATAATTGATTCGATTGGTTCTTTTGGATGGATAGGTTTCCACCCGAAGTTCTGTTCTAACTTCTTTAATAACTCATCAAGCCTATCGTTGTGAAGCTTAAGAGTATTGAGGGAGATTGACATTCGAGTGCTCAAAAAATGCAGGCATTCTAGCTGCCTTGGTCTGAGAAAATTCTGGTGCTCTGCCTTCGTACATAAGTCTGTCGCTTGCATCGAGCCAAAATTTTTTGTCCAAATATCTATCGGTATTTTGTTTTAAGGGTTGCATTACCCAGTTAATAGTTGCCTTTCTCAACTTGTCTAATGACTGACTAGGTTTTAGTCCTAGCTCTGCACATACAAGAGAGTTAGCTGCTACGTGCACTTGCTCATCTCTAGATATATCTGCTGATACTGTTCTTAATCCTGCGTCACCACAGAATCTAAAGAACGGTAGTAGTACAAAGAAGATTGCTCTCTCTGCTACTAAAGCTTTTAAAATAGTATGATCTGGATGTTCTTCCCACGCTGCACGTAAGCGCAATGCTTCGGCTTCGGCTTTGTCATCGACGCCTAATGCGTTGGTGATATAACCAAGAGCAAGATCGTGTTTGATCTCGTCCTTAACGTTTGACTCTAGAAGTGCTCTAGCAGAGTCGGGAACATTTTTATCAAGTGCCTCTGTAATAAAGCTGCCGACTGGTAGCTCCATATGGCGTATTGCAAGGCAACGGTAGATGGTTTCTTCTGCACCTTCTTTTAATTTTCCTTTAGATGTTTGTACGGGTGTCCAAGATCTTTTCCGGGACAGGAGTTTTATATAAGGATTCATTGCTATTTAAATTGTGGTCCATTCATCCAAGCAACAAGACTATATCTCGTGCCTGATGTAACTGGTTTAACACGGTGCTTTACCCATGCTGGGAAAATTGCACACGTACCAGCTTTTAAGTCAACTGTGAATGATTCCATTCTCTGAGGATTGGCTACTTCTAACTCTCCCCCTTCAAACTCATCATTTAATAACAATGACATTGATAACTTTCTTGAATTAAGTTCTCTAGATTCAACAGGAAGCATATCTACATGCCAACCATAGTGGTCGTTAAGTCCATATTTAGTAACCTGTACTCCTGAATCAAAATGATCTAGATCGTAATGAAAGTAATGATTGTTTGCACTTACAAAAAGATTATGAATTATTCCAGCAATCCATGTATCCCATGGTAACCAATGTTGTTTTGAATTTCTTACGTCTTGACCTTCTGGTTTGAAAGTAAGACTTTCAGTAAAATGTAAAGCTTTGCATTGCTTAAACATTTCATCAAGTATTGGTTTAGGAAGTTCAGGATCAACTGTATATACAAATTGTGAAGCGAAAGAGTATGTCATTGTTGACAATCACAGCCTATTTCATCTGGTTTGTTACTCATAATGTCTGCTAAATAATCTTCAACTGAGGTATCTTCCAGTGCTGCGTAAGCATCTGTCTTATCCTGTGTGTTTCCCATTACTTGCAGGGCATAATATAAAGAAGTTTGTGGTGAGTTTAACCACTCTTCTATAAATGCCTCATCGTAAGTCACCATATCGCTCCAAGAGTTGAAGCTATAGCCATGAAGCAATCCTGTTTTGTCTAGCATAATCATTATTTGATCTGCTACCTTTTTATAACTCTCCCATCCGACCTCGGATGCGATCTCTACATTTCCATAGTTCACTTGTTCCACACCAAATTCACCTGAGTCCCTGTCAACTATTCTGCTGATAGGAGGTGCTATTTCTGGTGTAGCTGTAAAACCATCAAGGTCTCTGCTTCTGTATGAACAGCTTGCAGTAGGAGCAATAGCAAATGCCCGTTCCATGTGGTTCTCTCGTGCTATGTTAGCTGCATTTTCTATGCCCAGAAATAGTTCGCGAGCAGCTAATCCTGCGTAACCATCGTAGCTCCCACCATTATTAATGGCTTCAAGAGCTTCGCCAAACTGGGCATATGTAATCTTGTTTCGTGCTAAGAAGTTGGCTAAGCCAAGCATTCCTAGTCCTACCTGTCGATCATGTTTTGGTTTTAGATACTCTCCAGATTCACCAACACCTGTCTTGCCATGGAGATCGCACAGCTCCGACATACCCTTAGCGAAAGCTGGTCGGATGTCGCCGATACGACAGGCTGAAAGATTGATATGCTGGAGGAGGCACGTTCCACGTGAGGGCAGATAAACTTCCAAGCAAACGTTGCTTCGGATCCTTTTTCCTTTTCTGTCATATTTTATTTTGTTGAGCCAAATATCTCCTTTTGCAATTCCTCGTAGGATTGCGTCTTTTGTTTCAGGTGAGGAATCAACCCATCTGTCTGGGGTGAGGTCCACACATCTTTTAACCCATGGGAGCTCGGCTCTTTCCGCGAACACGAACTCAAGAATATCGGGGTGGTCAATATCAAGATGGAGGACGCAAGCACCGTTCCTAAATGTGCCCCCCCTGCGTAGTATTTCATTTAATGTTGAGTAAATTTTTCCGAATGAGACTGGTCCTGATGCAACAAGTGAATCAGGTCCTTTATTTGTTGTTGTTCCTCTTGGTCTAAGGTCCGACAAGTGGACCGCAACTCCTGCTCCAAATCGCAGAGCATGCGACACAAATCTCCAGCTTGCTTCGATTCCATCGTTTCCTTCCATTGAGTCCTGCACGTTAAAAATTGTGCAGCTTACGGGTAGACGATCTTGTGGATTATCAATCCATGCTTGGACTCGACCAGTCCTAGCTATCCAATTTGGTTCTATTTTCGATTTCATTGAGTAAATAATGGGCAGCTTTTTTTAAATCTTTTAAGTCGTTATCTTTATATCCAGCACGACATATATATTTGATTACATTTCCAAGGTGATA